TTATTTATCCAGATGACAACGGCGGCGTATCAATTCTTATCCCTGCGCCTGAGTGTGGACTAACTATTGAACAAATTGCAGCAAAGGATGTTCCTGCTGGCAAGCCTTTTAAAATCGTGGATATGGCTGACATTCCGTCAGACCGAACATTCCGCAATGCATGGGAATACACAGCATGATTACCATCAACATCGACAAGGCCAAGGCCATCACGCATTATGCGCGTAGAGCCGCCCGTGCCCAAGAGTTTGCGCCACTGGATGTAAAGGCCACCATCCCGTCTGAGGCAGTGGCTGCTGAAGCTGCCCGTGTTGTTATCCGCACCAAGTACGCTGAGATGCAGACTGCTGTTGACGGAGCTACGGAAGTAGCAACCCTTAAAACCATCATGGAGCAACTAGCATGACCGTAGCAGTAAGCGGTGAGAGCATCACCTTCAACGACAGCAGCGTACAAACCACCGCTGCCACGGGCTTCGGGTTCAAAAACCGCATCATCAACGGCGCGATGGTGATTGACCAGAGGAATGCTGGGGCGAGTGTTACGCCTACAAGCGGGTCATATACGCTTGATAGATTTTATTTTTCATTAAGCCAAGCATCTAAATTAACCTCCCAACAAAACGCTGGCGCAGTAACTCCTCCCGCTGGTTTTACAAAATATCTGGGTGTTACATCATCTTCAGCATACACAGTCGGTGCTTCTGAGATATTTGCGGTAGCGCAGCAAATTGAAGGCTACAACATTGCGGACTTGGCATGGGGAACTGCAAGTGCAGCAACTGTAACTCTGTCTTTTTGGGTCCGTAGTTCACTGACGGGGACTTTTGGCGGCGTTATCAACAATGATGGTTCTTCAAGAAGCTACCCGTTTAGCTACACAATTAGCGTTGCAAACACTTGGGAGCAAAAGTCAATCACCATTGCTGGTGACACATCTGGTACTTGGGGTTCAACCAACGGAACTGGAATTAACTTGCGATTTGGTCTTGGCGTAGGCTCTACTGTAAGCGGAACTGCTGGGGCATGGTCAGGTTCTACTTTTTACTCAGCTACAGGCGCAGTCTCCGTAGTCGGCACATCAGGCGCAACCTTCTACATCACAGGCGTACAGCTTGAAAAAGGCAGCACAGCCACATCGTTTGACTATCGGACTTATGGGACGGAGTTTAGTTTGTGTCAGAGGTACTTTGCTTTAAACACTCCCGGCTGCGGTAAAACATCAACTACGACTAATATGTCTGGCACTATAGGTTGTCCAGTTACTTTAAGAGATGTTCCAACAGTTTCTCTTTTTAATGGAACAAATAAAGTTGCCGATTTAGGGGTTGCTTTTAGAAATATTACAGCAATTACAGCTTGGGAAGGCGCGACTGTTTATGGTGGCAACTTAACTTGCACTGTTTCAACAACAACATCAGGTGCAGTTTCAACTTATCTGGGCGGTGCAATAGCCCTTATTGCGGAGTTATAAAATGTATCAGTTAACACAGTCAACAGAATGTATTAAACGCCTATCTGACAATGCGTTTATCCCCCTGTCAGAAGGCAACACCGACTACCAGCTATACCTCGCATGGCTGGCAGAGGGCAATGTCCCATTACCGGCTGATGCGCCATGACCGAAGATGTGACGCACCGAGAAATTTACGACAGGCTTGTTGCTGTTGAGGGAAAGGTGGATGCCTTAACTACCAGTACCAAAGATGTTACAGAAGCATTTGCTGCTGCCCAAGGAGCCTTCAAAGTGCTAGAAACCCTGAGCAAGCTGGCAAAGCCTCTCTTGTGGATTGGTGGCCTTGCTGCTGCCATAGCTGTCTTCATACAAGACTTCAAGAGCCACTAATGGATGCCCTTCCTCCACCGCCGCCTGCTGCAAGCGCTCCTGCTCCGGTGTGCCAGAGGTGGGGGTGGTCTTCTGATAGACAGCATGTTTGGTGCATTGTTTGGAAAGAAAGAAAATGATAGACCCGTTTACAGCTCTAGCAGCAATACAAACAGCAGTTAAACTGGTTAAGACAGCCGCTAAAACTGTACAAGATGTAGAAAGCCTTGGCCCTGTTCTTGGCAAGTTCTTCTCAGCCAAGGCAGACGCTGTAAAGGTTATTAACGAATCTAAGAAGGGCAAGTTCAGTGGCTCTTCAATGGGCAAGGCAATTGAGCTGGAACTGGCAATAGAACAGGCTAGAGCCTTTGAAGAAGAAGTTAAGATGTTGTTCTTCCAAAGCAACAAGATGGATGTATGGGCTAAGATTGTGGCTCGTGCAGCAAATATTGATAAAGAAGCAGCACATGATGCACGGCGTATACGCGAAGCTAAACAAAGACGCGATAAAGAGATAGATGAAGCAGTAACTCTCTTTCTCATCATACTTACAGCCGTTGCGGTGCTAGGCGCTACAGGTTGGTTTGTTTATGAAGCATTACAGCAATGCGCTGGAAACTGTGCAATTAATAAAGGATAAATATGGCTCTCCCCTCTCTTCTCTCTTTGGTTAACGATGTGCTGGTACGCCTTCGTGAGCCAGAAGTTACCACTGTTAATGAGAATGTGCTCTCTAAGCTTATTGGCAGGTTTGTCAATGATGCTAAACGACAGGTGGAAGATGCTTATAACTGGAACGCCCTAACCTCCACATTAACAGCAACCACAACTTCTGGTACATTTAACTATGTGATGGTTGGTACAGGAGCTAGGTTTAAAGTGTTGGAAATATACAACAACACAACTAGGAACTTCCTTGAGGCTCAAACTTCTAAGCAGATGACACAAAACTTCATCAGCTCTCCTACCCCCGTAACAGGAGCTCCTTATTATTACAATTTTAATGGCATTAACGCTAATGGCGACACACAGGTGGATTTATTTCCTATCCCTGATGCCGTCTACAACATCTTCTTCAACCTCTACATTCCACAAGAAGAACTAGCTATTGACTCTTCTCAAATGCTTGTTCCTAAAGAACCAGTGGTGCTGCTTGCTTACGCAAGAGCGCTGGTGGAGCGAGGTGAGGATGGCGGCTTAAACAGCTCAGAAGCCTACTCAATGTACAAGAGTGTGCTTTCTGACTATATTGCTTTAGAATCTTCTCGTTATCCAGAGGAAGAAAGCTGGAGCGCCCCATAATGGCACAAGCTATTCAAACCTCCACTATTTCAGCTCCGGGCTTCATGGGCCTGAATACACAAGACTCCTCCCTCGACCTTGCACAGGGCTTTGCTCTGGTGGCTAATAATTGTGTGATTGACCAATATGGACGCATTGGTGCTAGGAAGGGATGGCAACCACAGCATGCTGTTTTAGGGGCTTTGAGTACAGCTTCTGTTAAGGCAATAGCTCAACTTGTAATAGACAATGGCACAGAATACATTGCCGCTGCTGGAAACAACAAACTGTTCAAACTGGCTTCAGGAGCTTTGAGTGAGCTCACCTATGGCGGTGGAGGTACTGCCCCAACCATCACAGACAGCAATTGGCAGATTGTTTCTTTAAACCAATGCCTCTATTTCTTCCAGACAGGGCATGACCCTCTGGTGTTTCAGCCGCTGGTTTCTACAACCACCTATCGGCGTGTTAGCGAGATGACAGGCTATCTAGGCACAGCTCCACAGGCTAATGTGGCGCTTAGTGCCTATGGACGCTTGTGGGTGGCTTCTACCAGCTCAGACAAAACTGTTGTTGCTTTCTCTGACATACTAGCGGGACAGGTTTGGACTACTGGCACATCTGGAACCTTGGATGTGAGCACTGTGTGGCCTAACGGAGCCGACACCATAACAGGACTCGCAGCCCATAACGGCTTCCTGTTCATCTTTGGTCGTTCCACCATATTGGTCTATTCTGGTGCGCTTGCTCCTGCTTCTTTGCAGCTATCAGACACAGTTACAGGCATAGGCTGTATTGCAAGAGATACAATTCAAAACACTGGTTCTGATATTGTCTTCTTGTCAGATACGGGCGTGAGGAGCGTGCTCCGAACCATTCAAGAGAAAAGCGCTCCGTTCAGGGATTTAAGCAAGAATGTGCGTAATGACTTAATGAACGCTGTAAACGGAGAAACCGCTGCAAACATCAAGAGCGTGTACAACCCCTTTGAAAGCTTCTACCTTCTAACCCTTCCTGTCTTATCTTCTGTCTATTGCTTTGACATGAGGGGGTCTTTACAAGACGGAAGTGCTCGTGTAACTACATGGGACAATATAGCTCCTTTGTCTTTCTGCTTCTTACGAGATAGAAGCATGTTAATTGGTAAAGCTGGCTACATTGGTAAATACACAGGCTATACAGACAATGGTTCTTCCTACCGGTTGCAATACTTTACCAACCACACCGACTTAGGACAGGCTTCTGTAACATCAGTATTGAAGAAGATTTCAGTGGTGGTGATTGGAGGAACAAACCAATATGTTTCAATGAAGTGGGGCTACGACTTCTCTAGTAATTATTATGCACAAACCGTACAAATACCTGCTCAAGGGGTTGACTATTACGGAGAAGCAGAGTATAATATAGCAGAATATAGTCCGGGAATATCCTTACAAACTCTTATAGCCTACCCAACAGGCAGTGGCAAGGTGATACAAACAGGCTACGAGAGTGAAATATCAGGGGCTGCTTTGAGCATCCAAAAGATTGAAATACAAGCCAAGAACGGAAAACTAGCATGACCGATTATGTAAAAAGCACCTCCTTTGCCTCTAAAGATGCTCTGTCCACAGGCAATCCAGCAAAGATTGTTAAGGGCACTGAGATTGATACAGAGTTTAATAACATTGCTACGGCAGTGGCTACCAAGGCAGATATTAATGCCCCTGCTTTCACGGGTGTTCCTACAGCTCCTACAGCCTCTGCTGGTACAAACAATACACAGCTTTCCACCACAGCGTTTGTACAAGCGGCAATAGCGCTTCTCTACCCTGTAGGCTCAATCTACACCAATGCCTCTGTAGCCACCAACCCCGGTACTTTGCTGGGCTTTGGTACTTGGACAGCCTTTGGTGCTGGCAGGGTGATGGTGGGTTTTAACTCTGCCAATGCCTTGTTTGACACGGCTGAAGAAACTGGTGGTAGTGCAGACGCTATTGTTGTTAGCCACACGCATACAGCAACTGTTACTGACCCAAGCCACGCACACACATACAATCAGCCAGTGGGTCAGGTGGGCTTTGACCAAGGCGGTAGTCAATCAGTTCCATATCCAACATCGGCAACAACAAGTAGTGCATCTACTGGCATTACAGTAAGTAACAGTACTACAGGTTCTAGCGGCACAAACGCCAACTACCAGCCATTTATCACTGTCTACATGTGGAAGCGTACCGCATAATGAACCAACTACACCACTTCTCAGAAGGCCTTTATGCAAAAGAGATGGAGCTGAAGGAAGGCTCTTTTGCTGTGCAACATAAACATAAATATGACCATCTTAGTATATTGGCTAAGGGCCGTGTGAGGGTGTTGTTTGACGGGGAACTTAGCAAGGAATATGTTGCTCCTGCCTGTATTACAATTATTAAAGACATCAACCACGCTGTTTATGCTTTAGAAGACAGTGTTTGGTTCTGTATTCATGCTACTTCTGAGACAGATGTAGAAACTATTGATAAAGTATTAATTAAGGAAGAGGTATAATATGCCAATGATGATCGCATCAGCAGGGGCTGGTTTAATAGGCAGTCTTATTAGTGGCAACGCTGCTAAAAAAGCAGCACAGACAAATGCCAATGCCACCCTTGAATCGGCGCGTATAGCAGCAGACGCACAACGGTTCCGTCCCGTAGGTGTTACTACCGCATTTGGTGGTAGCAACTTTGGCTTTGACCCTAGTGGCAACCTGACAAGTGCTGGCTACACTTTGTCTCCAGAGATGGCTCGTCAGCGGGACATGCTCTTGCAACAAGCAAAAACACAGGGGCTTGATCTAGCACAGCAGGCAGGAGAAGCTGGTCAAGGCCTTTTTAGGTTAGGTCGAGGTTATTTAGCTGAAACTCCTGAACAAGCAGCAGATATTTATTTGCAACGACAGCAGGCTGCTTTAGCTCCCGAACAAGAGCGTCAATTAGCAGCTATTCTTAACCAAGAGCAGCAACAAGGAAGGGCTGGCCTTGCTGTGGGTGCTACAACGGCTGGAGGCATGGGTGCTTCTAATCCACGGCTACAAGCCTATTACAACAGCCTTGCACAGACCAACTTAGACCTTGCTGGTAAAGCACAGGCAGAGGGACGCGCTCAGACGCAGTTTGGTACAGGTTTACTAGGTAGCGCTATTGATATTACTAGCCTTGGCTACAACCCTTACAAAACACAGTTTGGCTTGGCTCAGGGCTTAGAAACTGCTGGTCAAGGGGCACTTGATCTTGGTTTAAACATTGGTGGCAGAACCGCACAAGCAGGCGCGAATGTTGGACAAACGCTGTTTTCTGGGGGTTTAAATGCTGCTCGTACAATGCAATCAGCTAATGCTTATAGCCCTCTTGGTGATACTCTTTCTGGATTGGCAAACAACCAACAATTTACATCTGGTGTATCTAATTGGTTTAATAGGCCTGCTGTTCAAGACCAAGGATATAGCATGGGCCAAGGCCCTGCTTATGAAGGTAGTTATGGTGATGGTGGTTTGTGGGCTCCTAATCGTCAAGGAATGTAATCATGGCAGAACAAAGTTTATTCGGAATAACCCCTGAAGCGTTACAGGCAAGCCGCGCTGCTGCTTTGAGGGAACAGGCCATGCAGTATGCACAGCTTGATCCCTTTCAACGGGCCACGGCAGGTATTTACCAAGGAGCTAATCAGCTAGGCGGCGCTATTGGTGGCATGCTTGGTGGACAAGACCCAGAGCTGCAACGAGCTTCTATGCTGAGAAAGCTGGCTACGGATTTTGATACAACCACTGCTGATGGTTTGCTTGGCTTTGCAAAAGCTGCTGCACAAGCAGGCATGCCTCAGCAGGCCATGCAAGCGGCTCAGCAGGCACAGGCCATGAAGCTTCAAGAGGCACAAGTTGGTAAAGCGCAAGCAGACCTAAATGCTTTAAACTTAACCACAAAACAGAAGAAAGATTTTAGAGATGCTATGGCAAAGCTTGGCTCGTCTCCTACTCAAGAAGCTATTATAGGTACTGCGGTTCAGTTTGGAGAAGTTGGGGATGTGTTAAAAGTTATCCAAGGAGCTTCTGATAAAGAAGCTGCCAGAGCACAAGCATTAACAC